GCATTATATACCTGACGGTATTTTTCACGCTGCTTGTTGTATTTTTCTTTCTGCTCGGCAATGTCAGTTTTATAATTTTCGATAGTTTTTTTATTCAGCGCAGTCTTAGCTTTTTCAGCCTGTCTCAATGCCTTGTTAATATCTCTAAGTTTTCGCTTGTCAATATTATTCTGCATTACTGCCGCTTTACCTTGCTGTTTAAGATATTCGGCAGTTGTATCAAATGCCATTTGAATTGCCGCTGCGTCAATCGTGCTTTCGCTTTGTATTGTTCCCTCATAGGTTGATACATACTGCGGAGCAAGCACATAATTCATAATACGGTCAAGCATTCGATAACCGCTGTCGCTGTCCCAGTCAAAGCCGTCTTCTATCATTAGTGACCTGCCACCTAACTCTTCAAGGTGAGAGCCAATGTCCTCAATGTATGAGCCACTTGCCTTGCCGGTTATTCCCCTTGCATTGTGTTCAAGTTTTACATTGATTTTGCCGAATAAGGCTTTTTTGTATTTTCCAACGCTGCCGTAATTTTCTTTGATTGTGTCAATTGCGTAATCAGGTATAAGCAAGGTTGTGCCTTTCAATTCGTCACGAATTTCTTTTGCCCACGCTTCGTGTTGTTCGTCAAGCTGTGTCGAGTATCTAAGGGTATCACGACACTTCAAAACGAAGCTTTCAAAAGCATCTGTAAAACTTGACTTATCATTCTGTACGGAATCAATGAATGTATTCAAGGCATCCACATACTCGGTAACAAGCGAGTCCATTTCGGCATTAGGATTGATGTGGTAGCTTCTCATTACAGACTTGACCATATTATAGATTTTCTTCTGCTCAGGCTTAATGCCCTTGCCGGCAAGCAAACCCTCTTTAACATTGCGTGCCGAATGATGGTATATCTGCTCAATCGTCAATTCAGGGTTGTTTTGGTCAATCGCCTTGTCAAAATCAATGTGCTGTTCGTCATTGCCGTTAAAATCAAATAAGTCATCGTATTCATCGTCAATTGAAAAATTCAGTGTATCATGGATTGCACCGGCTTTTTCATCTGTAGAATCATAATCTTCATCAAGACTGTAACGAATATCAGGGTTGTTGCCGTCAAATGTTCCGATATTGTCTGTTGCAGATTTAACCTGAGTATTTTCAAATGCTATGAATGTTTTTGTGCTTCTTCCAAAACTGCCAACATCATTATTAACGATAACACCGTCATAATTGCTGTTTTTGAAATAATCATCTACCAAAGCTTTAGCGTTACGGCTTGCTTCATTAACCTTATTTTCCCATTCTTCCATAATTTCATCAAGTGCATCTCTTGATATAGATTTTTGGTACTCTTCTTCTGATATTTCACCGTTCTTTTTCGCATTCCACAGCTTTTGATATTCCTCGTTTTCTCTTTTCATCTCCTCGTTGAATTTAGCCTTGTATTCTTCATTAACGCTGTCTATCGCACTTTTAGCTTTCGTATATCCCTGTACATTCTTATCGTAAAATTTAACAAGTTCGCTTCTGTTGTTGATAATGAGGGGATTTTTAATAGAGGCATACAACGGCATTTGAATATTTCCGCCAACTCCGATATCGTTGTTTGTCGGTTTCATAAATATACCCGTAGGCATTTCACTGTCAAATTCTCCCGAGCCTTTTTGTTTTGTATCAAAGGTTGTAAACTCTTTTTCTGTTTGGTGG